GCTCGACTACTACGAAGCCGTGGGCCAGCCTCTGCAGGCTCACGTGGCTTGGATGCACTCTCGCGGCTACACCAAGGACACGACGGACTTCTGGCTGCCGCACGATGGCGCGACTCACGACAAGGTCTACGACGTGAGCTATCAGTCGGCCTTGCAGTCTGCCGGGTACACGGTCACGGTGGTGCCCAACCAGGGCCGCGGGGCGGCGATGGCGCGGATCACTGCGCTGCGTCGCCTGTTCCCGTCGATCTGGTTCAACGAGTCCACGACGGGCCCTGGCATCGAGGCTCTGGGCTGGTATCACGAGAAGCGCGACGAAGACCGCGATGTAGGCCTCGGGCCCGAGCACGACTGGGCAAGTCACGGATGTTTGACCGGCGACACGATGATCGAGTGCAAGCGCGGCATGGTGCGGATCGACGAAGTGACGACCGAGGATCAGGTTTGGACGCCGGCCGGATATGCGCAGGTCACGTTCTCCGGACAGACCAAGATCGTTACGACGCTGGTCGAGTTGACGCTGACTGACGGCACAGTTCTGCGTTCTACGGAAAGCCACCCGATATTCACGACTGGAGGCGTGCGCAGGGCTGACGCATTTGGTATAAACACAGCAGTGTTCAACCGAAGGAGTGCGCCGTGTTTATGCCAAGCGAACGTCGAGAAAGTGGGGTACAGGGACGCGTATATCGCGAGTTTGAGGGGGTCAAGTACTGGCTCTGGAAGCGCCGCGGTCTGTACTGCTCGCAACGTGGTGGGGTGCAGACATTCCTGCATCGCGTGCTGTTCACCAAGAACGATGGCCGAACTCCTGGGCCACACCAAGACGTCGTGCCGGTCAACGGAGACTGGGAGTGCTTTGCCACATCAAATTGGCGTTTGCAGGCCCGCGGAGCAAACAGGCTGCGCGAGCAGAAGCATTTGGCCGTCGTCTACCGAGGCATTCGATACAACCCAAAGCCAAACGGTTACTTCAAGGCGAGGAAGGAAGACGGAGGGGCATCTCTTCATCGAGTTGTCTGGGAGAGTGAGGTTGGGCCTATTCCGCCTGGCCATCACGTCCACCATCGAAACGGCAACAAGGCTGACAACCGCGTTGAGAACCTTGAGTGCATGCCTGTTTTCGAGCACCTCAGTTTGCATGGGAACAGCAGCCGCTGGGTCGGCAGCGCTGAAAACGCCCATCAATTGGCGGCTGCGCGCAATCTGGCCAGTGACTGGCACCGATCAGATGCCGGCCGAGAGTGGCACCGGAAGCACGGCGCCGCCTGTTGGGTTGGGCGAGAGCGACACCCGGTCAAGTGCGCGCAGTGCGGCGCAGACTTCACCAGCCCTTATCCGCAGCGCGCCATGTTCTGCTCTTCGCGTTGCAAGCAGCGTGCTGCTGCGCAGCGTAAGCGAGCCGGTCTATGACCTGACGGTCGAGAACCATCACTGCTTCTTTGCCAACGGCGTGCTCGTTGGCAATTCGGACGCCGCTGGCCTCATGGCCATCGTTGCCGAGGACGCAATGCGCCCACGCGACACGACCTCAGCCCGCAAGCGCTGGGGCTCGCCGATGGCCAGGTGATCTAGCCCTTCGCCATCCGTACCAAGCCTGCAACGATGCCCGAACCGCATCGACCAGGCTCTGCAGCATGCCCGTATCGCTTGACCTCCGAAAAGCCCACAAGCACCAGCGGCACGGCGACATGATCGTGGTGCTGACCTGGGTCAACGACGCGCGCGCGCTGGTCCTGCTGCCGGCCCTGCGTCGCAACGCGGGCTGGTACGTGGTGAGCGAGTCCGCCGCCTGGCAGTGGGGTGTCGACCATCCCGACAAGGCAATCCGCAACGAGGCTCAGGCTCACGCGCTGGCGCAGAGCTTCATAGCCTGCGAAATGCTCAACCTTGAGCCCAGCAAGATGAACCGCGCCCGCGTGATCTCGGTCATCACGGGCTGGCTGCCTGACCTGATCCGCATGCCCACCGGGCCCGAGCCGGAGTTCAGGCCCGAGAGCTACGGCCACATGGAGCTGCGCGAGGACGGCAAGCTGCTGACGGGCCAGGACATCAAAGTCGAGGCCGAGACTGGGGCCAGCTATGGCTGACCTGCTGCGCATGAAGCGCCGCGCAGGGGGCGCTTCAACCTCCATCGACGATCTGCCCAAGGCTGAGGGCACGGCCGAGCTCACGACCGGCACGCCGGCGCACAAGCTCGACAGCGATGACGCGCGCGAGGAGCACCGCAAGCTGTTGAGCTGGTTCTACTACGAGCGCGACCGCCAGGCCACCAATCGCCTTGAAATGGCGATGGACCACGACTTCTACGACGGCGACCAGTGGGCGCACGAGGACAAGGCCATCGTCGAAGCCCGTGGCCAGCATGCGCTGGTCTACAACGAGGTCGCGCCGATGTGCGACTGGATCATCGGCACCGAGCGCCGCAACCGCGCCGACTGGAAGATCCTGCCGCGCGCCGAGGACGACGTGCAGCTCGCCGACGTCAAGACCAAGGTGCTGAAGTACGTCACCGACGTCAACAGCGCCGCTTTCGCGCGCAGCCGGGCCTTCGCTGACTGCGTCAAGGGCGGCGAGGGCTGGATCGACGACGGCATCCGCGATGACCCGTCCACCGACCTGATCTACAGCCGCTACGAAGACTGGCGCAACGTGATCATGGACAGCTCAGGCATGGACCTGTCTGGCGATGACGCCCGCTACGTGTTCCGTTGGCGCTGGGTGGATGAGGACATCGCCATGGCCATGTTCCCCGATCGCGCCGACATCCTGCGCAGCATGGTCGAGGACCACGCCTACTTCTCGGACCCTGATGACGAGGGGCTGCAGTGGTCGCAGACCAGCGACGACCAGCCGCAGCGCTCAGGCACCGGCTCCGCCTACTCCTACGGGGTGTCTGGCGTGGATGCGCAGCGCCGCCGCGTCAAGCTCATCGAGTGCCAGTACCGCAAGCCGGTGAGCACCAAGTTCGTGGCCGATGGCCCGCACCAGGGCGCCGTGTTCGATCAGCGCGACAAGACTCTGGTGCAGGCTGTGGCGCAGTCTGGCGCCACCATCATCGACCGCATCACCATGCGCGTGCACGTGGCCGTGTTCACCGAGCGCGCGATGCTGGCCTGGGGCCCAAGCGCCTACCGCCACAACAAGTTCAGTTTGACTCGCTTGGTCTGCTACCGGCGCAACCGCGATCGCATGCCCTACGGCGTGATCCGTCGGGTTCGCAGCATCCAGCAGGATCTGAACAAGCGTGCGTCAAAAGCCCTGTGGCTGATGAACACGAACCAGTTGTTAGCCGACCGCGACGCCTTCGACGACTGGGACGAGGCCTATGAAGAGGTGCAGATGCCCGATGGCCGGATCAAGGCCAAGCCTGGCAGCCGCATCGAGATCCGCCGCGACACCGACGCTGCCACGGGGCAGCTTCAGCTCATGGCGCAGGCCTCGCAGGCCATCCAGAAGAGCGCCGGCGTCACGGACGAAAACCTGGGCCGCAGAACCAACGCTGTCAGCGGCGAGGCCATCAAGGCGCGCCAGCAGCAGGGCGCCGTCGTCACGACCGAGCCCTTCGACAATCAGCGCCAGGCCATGCAGAAGCAGGGCGAGAAGCAGCTCAGCCTGATCGAGCAGTACTACAGCGCCGAGAAGGTGGTGCGCCTCACCGGCCAGCAGGGCATCGAGTGGGTGAAGATCAACCAGCCCGAGGTGCAGGCCGACGGCTCGGTGCGCTACATCAACGACGTGACCGCCAGCATAGCCGACTACGTCGTTGGCGAGGCCGACTACGCCGGCACGCTGCGCCAGGTGATGTTCGACAGCATGAACAACATCGCCCAGAAGATGCCGCCTGAAATGGCCGTGCGCTTCCTGCGCATCGCCTTCGAGTTCTCGGACCTGCCCAACAAGCGCGAGATCGTCGACGAGATCCGCAAGCTCACGGGCGAGCGCGATCCTCAGAAGCAGATGACGCCGGAGGAGGCCCAGCAGGCGCAGGCTCAGATGGCCATGCAGCAAGAGGCCATGCAGATGCAGCGCCAACAGGCGCTCGCCGCGTTGCAGGAGCAGCAGGCCAAAGCCCGCGAGGTCAACGCCAGGGCCGAGAAGCTGATGGCCGAGGCCGCAGCCCAGAAGACCGCCGGTGGCGGCGATGCCGCCGCCCTGCAGCTGCAAGTGGAGCGCGCCGTCGCCCAGGTTCGCGAGCAGGCCGCCAAGCAGATCGAAGCCTTGTCCGCCAAGCTCGCTCAGGCTCAGGCCGACACGACGACGGAGATCATGCGCATCAAGTCCGAGGCCGACACGGCTTCAGAGGTTGCGCGGATCCAGGCCGACGCCACGATCCGGACGGCCGAGGTGCAGAGCAGCAGCGACAAGGTACTGGAGCAGCTCACGAAGCGGCTCGACGACATCGGAAAGAAGATCGACGACGTCGCGTCCGCCGAGCGCGAGCCGGCTGAGAAGGAGAAGGAGTCAGAGCCTGCTCAGGTCCAGCAGCCGCCCGTGGTGATCGTGCAGCAGGGCTCTGCGCCGTCTGGCGTGAAGTTCAAGTACGGCGCCGACGGCAAGCTCGAGGGCGCCGTGCTCAAGCGCGAGGACGGCACCGAGATCAGCGTAGGCGTCGAGGGCGCCAAGGATTCAAAGCAGGAGAAACCATGACCACCAAGACCATCACCATCAAAGCCACCGACGTTGCGCTTGACATCATCAATAAGCGCGACACCGGCACCCCGCTGGGCTGGGTTGACTCCATTGTCACCAAGATCAAGGCCCGCGTGCCGGCCAACGAGCTTGACACCGTGATGGTGACTGGCCTTGAGGGTGTCGCGTTTCACTACACCCACACGCTGACCGAAGCGGAGAAGCAGGCAGAGCAGCTTGCACGCCTGACGGCGCAGTTGGAGCGCATCAAGTCGATGATGCCGCGAGAGGACTCGTTGCTCACCGCCTATCAGGTGGCGCAGCTCAAGCAGATTTTGGGGTAGCCGTGCAGCTCTCGCCGCACTTCACGCTCGCTGAGTTCTGCGCCAGCCGCCGTGCCCGCGAGTTGGGGATTCCCAACGATCCGCCCGCAGGCTTGATCCCGGCCCTGCGGCGCACGGCAGAGGGCATGGAGGACGTGCGGCTGCTGCTTGGCGGCCAGCCGATCATCCCGACCAGCGGATACCGCTCATTCCGGCTCAACCAAGCCGTGGGCGGCGTGGCGGAGAACAGCCAGCACATGGCCGGCGAGGCGTGCGATTTTGTGGCCCCGCACTACGGCCCGCCGCGCCGGGTGTTCGAGGCGGTGCGCGACAGCCAGATTGACTATGACCAACTCATCCTTGAGGGGTCATGGGTACACATCAGCTTCATCCGCCGCCCGCGCAGGCAGGCGCTGATCGCCAAGGGAGCCGCATCATGAGTTGGGAGCGCGTAGGCGATTGGCTCAAGCAAAACGCAGGCGCAGGCGCTGCGCTCGTCGGTGGGTTGCTGACCGGCAACGTGCCGGCAGCCGTGGCCGCTGGCGTGGCGCTGGTGTCATCAGCCACGGGCGAGTCAGACCCGACAAAGGTTCTGACGCAACTGCAGACTGATCCCGCTACGGTGCTCAAGCTGCGCGAGCTTGCGCTGCAGGATGAGGCCAGCATCCGCGAGCACATCAGAGCGATGACGCAGATGCAGCTTGAGAGCGAAGCGAAATTCCACCAGCAAACGCAAGAAACCATCAGATCAGGTGACACGGCGGAAGACCCGTTCGTTCGCCGCACCAGGCCCGCTCAATCCTGGGTGAGCCTGTTCGCCGCGCTGGCTTACGCGCTTGGCACCGAGACACCGAACATCGAGATCGCAATCATGCTGTTTGCGTTGCCATGGGCTTACGCCGGGCTACGGCAAGTAGGCAAGGGCCTCGATGCTGTAGTAGCAGCAAGAGGCAACAAAGGACGGCCATGAACCTCGAACGACGTGATGACGACCAGTGGCACCTAGACCGCAAAGTCCCCATCGGCATCATCGTGGTGCTGCTGATCCAGGGCGCCAGCGGACTGTGGTTCCTGTCCAAGCTCGAAAGCCGCGTCTATGCGCTTGAGGCCTTCGGCCAGACCCATGTGCAGGCCCAGGCCGACCGCGACGACCGGCAGGACAAGATGGCCGCCGAAGGCGGGCATGCACTGTCATCGCGACTTGACCGCATCGACGAAAAGTTGGACCGGCTGATCGAAGGCCGCCTTGGACGCAAATGATCCGAGTCGCCTTCCGCTACGGTGACAGCCGCCTTTTCGCGCGGCTGGTCTGTGCCGTGCGCGGAGGCGACAGCGCCCATTGCGAAGTTGCCTGGAGCTGGGCAGGCGAGCGCCACGAATGCGTGTCGTCGAGCTGGCTGGACGATGG